GGATCTTGCATTATCTCTTTCAACATTTGCAGTATCAGATGGTAAAAATTTATACTACAAATTTACAGGAACACTAGCTGGAAACAGAATTGTTACTATGCCAGACTCTGCAGAAAGAGTTTTTATAGTAGAAGATGCAACAGCTAGATCTTCATCTAATTATACATTAACAGTTAAAACAGTATCAGGAACAGGTGTAGCAATTCCAATAGGTGCTAAGATAGTTTTATATTCAGACGGAACTAACATAAGTTCTGGTCCAATAACCAAGGGCTATTATACAATACCAGCTGCTTACACAGCAGTTAATGGTGATCAATTATTAATTAACACAACAGGAACTGGTGGAGGCTTGAATGCTCCGGTTACAATAACATTACCAGCTTCTCCTGCAATAGGAAACGAAGTAACTTTTATAGATAGTGGAAATGGTTTTGGATCTAACAATTTAACTATCGGTAGAAATAGTCAACCTATTTTAGGCGCTGCCTCTAATTTAACAGTGTCCACAAATGGAGCTGCATTTACTTTGGTATATGTAAACTCTACAAGAGGCTGGATCTATAAAGACAAAATATAGGAGCACGGATCATGGCTCTTCTTGATTTTAAAGTATTACCTGGAATTGATAAACAAGACACTGAATCTGGTGCAGAAAATAGATGGGTCGATTGTGATAATGTAAGATTTAGATATGGTTTACCTGAAAAAGTTGGAGGTTGGTCATCGTTAGTTACAAATACTATTGTTAGTGTTGCAAGAAAACAATTTGCATTTGTTGACTTAGATGGAAACAAATATGTAGCTATTGGAACAGATAAGTTTTTACTTATATATTTTGAAGGACAGTTATATGACGTTACTCCAGTTAAAGCTACTATAGGAAGTGTAGTAATGTCTGCTCAAGATGCAACTAAAGAAGTTTCATTAACATTTTCTTCAGCGCATAATTTACAATCAGGTGATATAATTTTATTAGACGGTGTAACTGTACCAAGTGGTATTGGTTTAACTGATGCTGCATTTGAAGATAAACTATTTCAAGTAACAAGAATTACAAACTCATTAATTGCAATTGTAACTGGAACACAAACTACAACAGGTGCTGCTGGAGGAGGTTCATGTTCTGTTATTCCTTATGAACCTGTTGGCCCTGCTGCACAATCTTACGGTTATGGTTGGGGTATATCAGAATGGGATGGTGTAGTTTCGAGTGCTTTAACAAATACATTGAACGGAACTTTAGGAGATAATACTAGTGGTACATCAGGTTCTAATATAGCATTAACATCTGCTACAGGTTTTCCATCAACCGGTAGAATACAAATTGGTACAGAATTAATTTCTTACACAGGTGTATCAACAAATGATTTAACAGGTATTACAAGAGCTGTAGATGGTTCAACAAGAGCTGCACACTCAAGTGGTGCAACAGTAACTAATGCTGCTGACTTTGTGGATTGGGGTGAAGCCTCTTCTGCATCTGTAGTTTCTCTTGAACCTGGTCTATGGTCATTAAGTAATTTTGGTCAAGTGTTAGTTGGAACAATTGCAAATGGTAAAACTTTTACATGGAACGCTGGAGATGCTGCAAGACTAACAACTAGAGCGTCTACAACTACATCTGGTTTTTCTACGTCAGCTAACCCAACAGCAACAAGGGTCACACTAGTTTCACCTACAACACGTCACTTAATTCATTTGGGTACTGAAACAACTATTGGAAATACTGATACACAAGATGATATGTTTATAAGATTTTCTGATCAAGAAGATATAAATGATTATACACCAACAGCAATCAATTCAGCTGGATCACAAAGATTACAAGACGGAACACGGATCATAGGTTCATTAAAAGCAAAAGAATCTATTTTAGTTTGGACCGATAATGCATTGTATACAATGAAATTTATTGGTGCACCTTTTACTTTTGGTTTTGAACAGGTCGGTACTAACTGTGGATTGATTGGAAAGAATGCAGCTGTTGAAATAGACGGTATAGCTTTCTGGATGAGCTCTAATGGTTTCTTTATGTTTGATGGTACAGTTAAATCATTACCTTGTTCTGTTGAAGATTATGTTTATGATCAAGCAGATACAACTAAAGGTCAACAAATATGTGCAGGTTTAAATAATCAATTTACAGAAGTAGTTTGGTATTATCCATCAACTGGTTCTGCATACAATGATCAATACGTCGTGTTTAATTATGGTCAACCTATGCAAGGTGGTGTTTGGTATATTGGAACAGAAGCTAGAACGTCTTGGATAGATTCAACTGTATATCCAAAACCTTTTGCAACTAAATTTGATTCTTCAGCATCAGGAACTTTTCCTGAAATTGTAGGTGAAGATGGTTTAGGTCAAACTACAATGTTTGAACATGAAATAGGAACTGATCAAGTTAATGCAGACGGTAGTACAACAACAGTTACATCATTTGTAAAGTCATATGATTTTGACATACAGTCAAGACAACAAGGCACAGAAGGTGTTTCTGGAGATATATTTTTAGCTATGAGAAGATTCGTACCTGATTTTAAAGATTTACAAGGAAATGCTAAAGTAACATTAGCTGTTAAAAGATATCCTCAACAATCAGATACAATTACTGCTTTAAGTCCCTTTACAATTAACTCTAGTACTGATAAAAAAGATACTAGAGCCAGAGGAAGATTTGTTAACATTAAAATAGAAAATACTGATGTTAGTGAGTCTTGGCGTTTTGGCACTTTACGAATAGACATACAACCAGATGGACGTAGATAATGGCATTACCTTTTAATTTAATGAATCTTGTAGCAAGAGCACCAGCAAATAAAGTTGTTGATCAAAATTTAATTGAAGCAGAAAAAACATTTGGTATTCCAGATTTTGTAATGGCAGAAGATATGGTTGATTATTATAAGGACGCGCCTCCTAATTTAGATATACAACCACGACCTGGTGCAATTAATCCAAATATTAGTGGTATATATAATCCAAATTTATTACCTTTAAATTTTAGTAATGATAATGATAATGACAGAGATAATCTTAATAATATTACTATGGGTTTAGGGTCTCCTGATTTAGTTGATATAAATGATGATATGTATAGATTTGATGACACAGTTAAAAAAAAGGGTATCATGGAAATACTTGGAATGTTACCAACACCTTTTAATTTAGCTAGAAAAGGAATAGAATTTTTTAATGACTATAGAGAAAAAAAAGAAATTGAAAAACAAAGAGAAATTGAAGCTGCAAAAATACTAGAGCAGATGAAACAGGAAAGAATAAAAAATGAACAAATTGCTAAAGAAAAAAAAGAACAAGCACAAAGAGATGCAGTTGAGAATGCGAGACAACGAAATGAAAGAGAAGGCAGAGGCGGTTATCAATCTACTTGGGCTGGAAATAAAGAATTTATGCAAAGTGGAGACGAAGACGGAGACGGTGGTGGTGGTGGTCAAGGATTAGGAGGAGATCAAAGTGGACCTGGTGGTTCTGATTCAATGGGTTCTTTTGCTTATGGTGGTCAGGTAAGAAGAAATTATTTTAATGGTGGTATAGTTAGTCTAAGAGGAAAAATATAATGGCTAAAGTAGTAGTAAGATTACCAGAACCAAAAGAAGAGTATGATTTTTCTAACCAGAAACAAATTAACAGAGCAATTGCTTTGATTGTAGAACAATTAAATTCTACATTTTTAAACGAACAAAAACAAGAGCAAGAAAGGTTTGCGTGGTTTAATGGCTAACATATATACAAATGCAAAAGTAGATTTAACTACTACAGCGGAAACAGTTTTATATACAACACCTAGTAACTCTAGAGCGATTGTAAAATCTTTATTGGTATCAAATGATGCTGGAAGTGCAGCAACATTAACAACAACATTAACTAATGCAGCAGCAGCTGTATTTAGTTTATTTAAAGTTAAATCAATAGCTTCTAATACTACCGAACAATTATTAACAGAACCTTTGGTATTATTAGAAAGTGAAATATTAAAAGTCACAGCATCTGATGCTAATGAATTACATGTGGTGGCATCAATACTAGAAATTAACAGAGATTAAGGAGAAAAATATGGCGTTTACAGAAGAAGGTGAAGTAACATACACAGAAATAAATGGTAAGAAAGTACCGGTTGTTAAATGTGAAACAGAAGTAGTATTGAGAAATACTAAAACTAATGTAGAATATAATTCAGATAAAGAAGCAGAGGATGATATTCAAAACCCATCTACTGCCACTCAAAAAGAAGATGTTATGCGATCTTTAAAAATAAAAGTGGCTGCAATGCCAACACTTGGAGCAGGTTCAGACGAAAAATAATATGATGGATATGAGACAAAATTATGGATTAGGAAGTTTTGTAAAAAAGATTACTAGAAAAGTAACTAAACCTTTTACAAAAGTTGCTAGTAAAATAGTACCTAAAGAAATTGCAGGTATCATGAGAGTAGCTGCACCTTTCTTACCACCAGGATATAGAGAAGCAGCTTACTTGTTAGGTACAGCAAAACAAACTGGTAGAATAAGTCCAATGGATCTAGCATTAACTGCGTTACCTACAGTAGGAAAAATTCCTTTTGGACAAAGTCAAATGAGTGCTTTTGATAGAATAGGAGGATTAAATGTTCCGTTTACAGGAGGCAAAGATATAAGCGAAATATTAGTAGGTAATAAACAAGGTACTATAAGAACAAGTTTAAATGGTGGTCAAGTGCTACTGGACCCAAGTAATCCAGCAACAGAAGGAATTTTTGGTAAAGGTGGTAGTATGTATAAAATTGGTGGAAATAACTTTTATCAAACAATAGAAGATGAAACTTTTGTTCCAAGAAAATTTGGTATCTTTGACACTAAAGCAGGACAAAAATTATTTGGTACATATAGTAAAGAAAAAGGTGCATATGTTCCAAGTTTTACTAAACTTGGAAGTATAGGTATAGGTGTTTTTGATTTAATATCTTCTGCTAAAACAGCAAAAGAAGCAGGAGAACTTTATGCAGATTCAACAGGAAATCCAGATGATGCCATAGAGGGAGAAAAACTTTTTAGTATATTAGATCCTAAAACTGCATTTCCAATAA